CTTGTTTAAGGGGAGTTATATCTGTACCAGATGAGCAAGCACTTATCTTCTTCACATCAAGTCGTCTTATACCACCAGCGACAGTAGTTAGCACCATATTAGTAATGTAGAGCTTTTGCACTCTAACAATTACGCCACTACCACTTCCATTAAATAAGGAGAAGTGCTGTTTGGAGTTAGCGAAAACACTATCTTCTACAAGAGCTACATAAGACTGTCTAGCACTTTGAAAGACTGCTTGTTCTCTAACATCATTAGCACCAATAGTACGTTCACGTTCTCGTATCTTGTTGCCTGTGGAGTCTACGCTTAGTTGAGTATAGCTTTCAGCCATAGTCTATACCTCGTCATCTACCGTAAAGACAATTAGCCACGCAAATTGACCGACAGTTGAAGAAGTAATCTGCTTAACCGTTAGTCCTTCGCCAGGTCGTAATCTAGTTTCTTGAGTTTCTACACCTTCTGGCATCCAGTTTAATCCAGCCATTAACTGAGTACTTGGGAAAGCCTGAGTTGCACCAGCTTCATCGTTTGTGAAAGTTAATGGAAAAAGTAATGCACCTTCTGTTACTGTTGCACCAGTTCTTACAGTAATTTCAGCAGGTAAAGCAGCGTTTAAGCTATCACAAGATTGTGGAGTTATTACTGTACCAGCTGAGTGAGCAGTCATACGCTTAACATCAGCTCGGACAGCTACACCAGTTACGGAAGCAAGCTGGGTGTTTATCATAAACATCTTTTTAATAGCCACGACCTTACCTGAGCCTGTAGCGTTAAGAATTGAGATGAGTTGTTTGTTAGCTGCGAAAGTTGTTGCGTCTGCTAAAGCGTAATAGGTAGGAAGTGCTGCCTGATATACAGCTTGTTCGTGAACTGTGTTTGCACCAATAACTTTAGTTCTGGTTCGTATCTTATTACCTGTTGAGTTAGGTGGTAGTTGAGTAAATGATTCAGCCATTTTAGTCCTCCTTGAAGATTAGTGTGCCAGCTGGGAAGTACGGAGTGGTCAGGTTGGTAATCTTAATCTGAGCTGTTAAAGCCCCTGAGTAAAGTATCTGTCCTGCATTAGTACAAAGTGAAGCGTGAGTTATATCCTCATCATCTGATACACCAGTACACTCTGGGAAGACTACATCTACTGCGTTCTTGAAAGCAGAACCGTTAGCATTAGGTGTTCCGTCTGCATCACAAATGGTCCAAGCTGTGTTATCTCTAATAGTTGTTACACGAGCGTAACTAGTGTAGGTTGCTTCACTGGTCGAGCTGGTTCCACCTTCGCCTGGGTCAGCCGTGTGTAGGTGAACATATAGGTTAGTGCCGTATGAAGGCATTGCTACGTTGTTTCCGTAGAACTTTACTAAATCGTTCTCTGTTGTGTTTGATTTTGACATTATTTCTCCTTTAGTTTAATTATTGTTTCACGCATACGTAAGTCCTGCTTTGCCAGTCCAGTTAGTTGCATAATCTGTCGTACCAGTAGCGTATAAAAAGGTACTAGTCGCCAAAGTCTTACGCATGATTCGCCAGTCTGTACCACCACGTTCTTCAAAGCCAAAGTATTTATAAGTTGCATCTTCCTCTATGTTTCTGATGTCAAATGTAGCACTAGAATTAGAAGAGCCACCTAAATCACTTCTTTTTAACCGGACTAGTGCATTCTCTGCGTCATTCTCAACGAGTAACTCAACAGCAATTACGTCATACTTAGAATCTTGCGATCTGTTTAATACAGACTGCTCAGACTGGCTTGTATAAGGTAAGTTTGTTCTATCTGGTGTCATTTATGCTCTCGTTTTCTTGTATTCGTCTGGTGTCATTGATTTAACGTCTAGTACAGGTGGTAATTTAGCCATTTCAAGCCGTTTGTAAGCCTCTATAGCGTTAGATATGCGTTCAAATGTAGCTTGTTTAGATTCGTTCTTACTTTTGCCTATCTGTTTGAGTACACCGTCTATAATTTCGTCATATGAAGCACTAGAGTCTGCTAGATTCCTCTCTCTAGCCTTAGATTGCACCCATTCATCGACAGATTTAATCTTGTCTTGCATTTCTGATGTTGGGGATTCCCAATGGGGCATCATGTCGAAGTGCTTTGCTGTGTATGGATGACCTGCTAGTGTTTCATAGACGTATAAACCTCTATCGTCAGTAGATTTAGCGAGAATAGGTGGTGGAGATTTAGGTGCATTATCAGGCTGGACTGTTGGTTCATACTTTACTGCCTCCCTAAATACTCCGTCCATCTTTAAGCGCCACCTACAGCTATGCCACCAGGTGCAGCATCAATAGTCTGTCCGTCATTTCGTAGTCTTGCACGGTCAGATTCTTGTGCTAGTGCCATACGAGCTTTTAAGTCCTCTGCAATGGCTTCGGTAACAGTCACTTTTCCAGTAAATTCAGGTTTGCCGTCAATAACTTCCCATCCTAGAGCAACACCGTTGGTTGTCATAGGTCGGTCTAGTACTAGGTCAATCATTTTAACTTTAGCTTCCTCTTTTGGTGATTCAGCTTTTACGTCTTTACTCATTGTTTCCTCTTCCTCTTAGTTAGTGGGGGATTTACCCCTCCCCCATAGGGTCATTCAGTATTGCTACTAGAATGCGCTTCCTGTTTCGATACGAACCATGAAGTTTTGGTTCAAGATAACGCTCTTGAATGCGACTTTCCAACCGATAGTTCGACGTTGGTGAAGTGGGTCTGCGTTTCCACCAGGGGCTTCAACGTAGGTTTCTAGGTTCTGTAGAGTCGTCATTGCGTAAGCATTGCGTCCTACAAGATAGCTAGTGTGTACAGTAGTAGTAGAAGCGATTGTTGGGATAACATTGCTTCTGCGTACTTCTATACCGAACCATGTGCCAAGAACAGCGCCTTTAGCGTATGATTCACCAGTCTTAGCAACTGAACCGAATTGTGCAGTAGCTTTGAAAGTTGAGTCAGCTAATAGGTCTTGTTCAACACTTGGGTCAACAAACAGTACGAAGTTACCATTCATTACAGGTCGAGCGCCATTAACACGTAGTGTCTTTAGTGCTTTCTGTAATTCAGTAGTAGTCATTACGTCACCAGCAGCCAAGTCAGCACGAGCAGCATTACCTGTTCCTGCGTATTGAACTGTTGTACCAGCAACAAGTACGGTATTGATTTGAGTTTCAATAGTTTCGTTAGCTTGTTCGCCAAGTAGCATTTCGATTTCGCCTACAACTGGGTGCTTGACAGTTAATTCAGCGATATCTGTTAGTGTTACGAATGCACCCCACTGGTCTACAACTGCGGTTACAGCAGCGTTAGATACAGTAGTGTTTGAAGGTGTAGTACCTTCTGTTAGTACAGAGCCAGGTACAGCAAGTCGAGAGTATTGCGTAAAGCTAATAGTCTTGCTTGAGTTACTTGGTATATTTTCTTTGTAAGCAGCAGTCTGCAATACAGCATCCTTCTCGTTAATATCAAGAAGTCGTTTGCTGAAATAGGTTTGCAGATCGGCAGCTAGGGTTGAGCTTGTAGTGTCAGCCATCGAATTTGTCCTTTTCTATTAGAACTTGAGTCCGGCTAGACGTTCTCGCATTTGCTCTAGTGATTCACCGTTTGTGTTTTGTGGTTGTGGTGCAGTACTGCTAGGAGTATCTGACTGTGCAACCATTCTCTCAACATTCTTCTGTGCCTCGACTGTAGCTTCTGCTTTAGTCATGCCTATCAAGTCCATTTTGTCTTTAATGTATTGATATGGAAGTTGTGTAGTGCTTATCATCAAGCCAGAATCAGGGTCATACTCAGCTCCGGTGTCACGGTCATATTGATCCATGAGACTTTTAGCTAGTTTTTCGTTAAATACCTTAGAGTTAGGGTCTAGTTCTGGAAATTCATGTTGTACAGCCTGCATGTCATTCGTGATTGACTGATTAAGGTTGACGATGCTATCTACAGCTTTATCTCGTTCTCTTTCAGCTTTAATCGCTTTGACAGATGCCGTAAGTTCATCGTCTCCAGCTTCTAAATAATCTTCCTCTGTTGGTACTTTTAACTGTTCTAGTTCTTCGGCTTTCTGTTTCCAGTAGTTCCGTTCATTAGCCAGTTGTTGAAACCTGTTTTGGCTTTTTGGTTTTAGCTCTTTCGTTTCATCTGCTTCGGATTCCTCCTCTGCTACTGTTTCCGTGCTATCACTTTCTTCCTCTGAATCTTCACTTGCCTCGACTGATTCAGTCTCTTCGGCTTGTGTTTCTTCAGTTGTTTGTTCTACTTCTGACGATTCAGTTTCAGTTGTTGTCTCAACTGCATCCTCGACTACTTCTGTAGTCTCTGGAATTACGTCTGTGGCTTCCTCTGCCATATACTCTCCTTTATTAGTTTTTACAGCCTGTACGTTTGCTGATACGTTTGAGGTGAGATGTGCCTCGTGATCTCGCCCTTGAGGATTAGAGCAAGACCACGAGATACACCTACTTTTTGAGGTTCATCTGTAGAGACATAAACTCGTCTTTCTTTTCGCTAAACTTGTCTTTGCATATATTGAGTGCGTTCAATATCTCTTCTATAGTCACTCCACGTGCTTCTGCTTCGTATAGTGCAAGTGAGACACTATCAAACTGTTTTATTTGTTCATCAAACCATTCAGATACTTCTTCAATAAATGGAGATGCAATAGAGCTTTTACTTCTCTCATCTAATAGTTGTTGTTTTGTTTCTTCTGGCATTTTTGGCGTATAGAAACTTGAACCGTCTTGTGGGTACTCATCCATTACATGACCTCCTGTTCTTGTGCTTGCATTGCTTTCATTTGCTGTTGCATAACTTTGTCAATCTGTTCAGGTGTATAACCTTGCTTTTCAAGTTCCATACCCATACGTGCTAGTTCTTCTGGGTAGCCAGCTTCTAGTAGGTTCTGCATGATTTGCTCATCAGTCACTTCTTCTTGTTCCGGCATAAGTTCGTTTACGTCTTCGACTTCTGATTGAATGAGTATTCTTCTAGCAAGTTGTTTAGGGTCTACTACTTGGATAAGTCCGGTCTTTTGCAACGCTTCAACAGCTTCAATCAATCTATCTTTAGATTCGTTTGAGTCAGGTGCTTTAGAGGTAGATACTTCTGTTTCAAATGTAAATTCTTTGTCTTGTATCTTAGAGAAGTGAATAGTTAGTTTATTACCGTCAATTGTGTAGTACTCGGTATCTGGGTATTTCTCTAGCTTCTTGAGTTCTTTGGTAGATGGGTAGAAGTCTCTGTCCCCCTGAGTGACTTGGAAGTAGATGTTTAATTGTGTAGCCCATATCTCGCCTAGCCAGTTCTCTACTCGTTTGCGTATAAAGTTATCGTTTATTCCTACAATCTCTTGACGTGCATTTACACCAGCAGAAGTCTTAGAGAATGTTGGATTACCTACACTTGCAGATATACTCTGGTCATCACCACCAAATAGGTTTAGAATTTGAGATTTAACCAGTCCATAAGTATTAGAGAAGTTATTGACAGAAGATGAATCAATTGTGAACAGGTCAATCTTAGCGTTCGGGTCGTTACCCATATCAATAATGGATGCAGGTCGAAGTTTAATCTGATTCTTATTGAAGTTACCTCTCTTAGTGATTGCTGGGTCAATGTTGTAAAGTTGTACATATTGCCACGCTTGAAGAGTAGAGTCTAGGTAGTTCTGTAGTGGTGCAACCAACTCAACGATGCCTCTACCGTCAGGGTTTGACATATCATTCTCGTAATAAGCACGTCTAACAGGTAATACGCCTCTTGGGTCGTTTGTTTCCCATTCACGTATGAATACATCTTTATCTAGGCAATAGGTGTAGAACATGGCTTTCTTGCCCTTCTGGTAGCCATGTACGAACTTGTATGATGTGGCGTTGATGTCTCGGTCTTTTTCTGTGTCTGTTTGTTCTTGAGCCTCTTTAGCAGAAGTTTTACCTTCTTCTATTAGCTCTTTAATCATCTTCAAGTCCCAAGTAGATTTATACTTCTCTCCACGCTTTTTAGCAGATTCAGCAAGCATTTCTTCTTTGTTGACGATTGCTTGTAGGTCAGATATTTGGTAATAAGCTCTAACGAATATAAAGTTACACTCGTTGTATGTTCCACGCCCTGCCTCTGGGTAGATGTCTCTCTTGTAGATAAGTCGCCAGTCAGTACCGAAGTAATCTCCATCGGTTTTGTAGAAGATTAAAGCATCAGCAGATCCGTAGGTCTGCATATCTTCTATACCCTTCCATGTCTTAGCTAGTACGATGTCTTGCGTATCGGAGTTAGGCATAATCTCGTCTTTTAATGCGAAATTAGCTAGACATGATAGAGATTCGTCACCTCTTACACTAGCATTGCCATATGGTACTTGTTGTACTGCTCTTCTGGGTACTTGTCGGACTTGAGCTGCTGTAGTGCCGTCTGTTGTTTTAGGATAAGCTGGGTCAATCTTCGGATGAGGATGATTGTTTTTAATTCTTTCAATTTCATCATAGGGTTTACGGATTCTATCCATAAACGTCTTAGAAGCTATCCAATGTTCTTTGAAGTTGTCTTTGTTTAAAAAAGAAGAAGCCACGTTGCACGTTACCTTATCTGTAAGCGTCCGTGCTTCGGTGGCTTATATGTCTATATTATATCACAAGTCAAGTTTTATTTATAGGTTTTCGTTCCACCCAATACTTCACAACATACAATCTTCCGTCTTTAGCTTTCTCTAGCCATGCACCATATGTTTCATTTAATGCGTGTTCGGTGTGCATAGTCTCAATTATTGAGTCTAGGTCGCTAGGTCGTATCACTTGTACTCGTTCTTTGTATGTAGACTCATCAAGAAACGGTAGACCATGACGGAGTTTTATTGTAGTAACTTTTTGCTTGCCTTCATCTTCTTGGTAGTGTTGTATTTCTCCGTATTGCATGTTGCCTCCCTTTAGTACATTAGTGTTGATACTGAGCTTCTAGTTGGTGTTGGTTCATCGTCAGGTCTTGATGTAGCTTTAGTCTGATAGGCTAGTGAATCACTCGCATCATCATTAGTTGCTTTAGGAAAGTGAGCCAATTCATCTTCTAGGTCGTCACATTGCTTCTGTCCGTTTATGGTGATGTGATATATACCACCTCTTTCATATCTCGGTACAAGCGCTTCTATTCTTAGTTCCTTCTGTGTGCCACCATGCTTTAGTAGTTCGATATATGGATAAACACCTCTTTTGCGTGACTCTTCTTCCCAGCTAACTTTCAATCCTTGAGTAAATTGGTTGTCCTCAATACCTATTTTGTGTAGACCGTACTTTTGCCAAGTAGTAAACATCAGATCAATAATCTGTGTTGCCGACAATTTTTCTCTGTAACTGATGATATTCCACTTGCCCTGTGTGTCTGTGAAGTTAATAGTTATACCAACAAAGTCCTTACCTAGCTTTACATCGTCTTTGCCTCTAGGGTCTATGGTCATGACATTATAGGTGTCAAGCTTATAGACTTCCTCTAGTTCTCGGTATCTGTACCACTCAGTCTTAAATTTTCTATCCTCTTCATCTATGGGGTTCTGTTGATAAAGTGCTGAAAACTCATAAGTTCCCATTTGAGTCTTTTTATTCATCAGCTTTTCAATAGGAAATTTATCTGGCCACAACGCTTCTCCAGTAGTCCTGTGGTTATCGTCCTCTGTAGATATAGCCCTATACAGAATCACATCCCAATCATCATATGCTTCACCTGCTTTTTTAGCCCTCTCGTTATCTGCCAGTACTCTTCCGGCTAGATCGTCTTCGTGCCATCGAGTAAGTATGAATACAATCATCGAATTACCTTCCTCACGTGTTGAGAAGGTTGATTGATACCATTTGTGTCTTGACTCTCTTATTGTTTCTGAATCGGCTTCTTCTCGGTTCTTGAATGGGTCATCAATGATACCTATCTTGAATCCCCTACCAGTCAAAGCACCACCTACACCAACTGCTGTATAGCCGCCATTCTCTTCTGTTTGCCATTTACCTCTAGCTTTAGCATCGGCTCTAAGTCTTGAATTAAACATCTGCTTATATTGTGGTGATTGCATTATGTCTCTGGTGCGTTGCCCGAAGTCTGTGGCGAGTTCGTCTGAATAAGATGCAACCATGACGGGTATTGATGGTGTTTTTCCTAGTACCCATGATGGAAACTTTTGTGTTGCCATATCACTTTTACCGTGTCTAGGAGGCATAAATATCATTATGCGCACGTCTTTACCCTCCATTAGCCTTTTATACCCAGCTTCAAGCTTCTTTGCTATTTCTTTATGAAACCACTCTAATTGATAGTTTCTGTCAATGGCTATGCAGTACTCTGCGAACGTACCATTTAGTGCTATCTCTCTAAGAATCGCTGCGTTCTGCTCTTGCTCTGATAAGTTGTTCAGCTTGTTCTGCACTAAGTACTCCTAGATTACCTGTTAGTTCTGTTTCCTTGCGTTCTTTGAAGAATTTTGGTTCTAGTCTCTCTAGTAAAAACTCAGGCTTTGAACGTCTCATATTCCTACCTATAAATTGTGTTCTGACTTTTTCTAGCTCTTCCGAAAATTCATGATCAGTATCTCTATACTTTTTAAGCGTGTCATCAGTAATCCCTGTAGCTCTTGCTATGAGTTCGTAATGGTAAAATATCTCGGCATTTATTAGTGCTGACTTTTTCAATCTTGCCTGTTTCTCTTGCAGTGTCTCTCCTGTTGGGGTATTGCCTTTCTTAGTCATGTGGCGTTACCTCAACCATAACCAGTGTTTCTCCACTTAATGCACCAAGACTTAAAACTTCTGGATTGCTTGTCCTGAGTACAACTTCATATTCAATATCTAGGCTTGCGAGTTTCTTAGATGATATTTTCTTTATTTCACAATCATACTTCATTACAAGCTCCCCACTAACTGTTCTTCAATAGGTGGTTCATCATTATTAACTAGTGATGCTAGATTCTTTTCTAATACATCCCTCTCAATAATCTTTTTGTATTCTTCTTTGGCTACTCTTGTAATAAATTGTTCTAAAGCTAGGAAATCGTATCTCTGTGTGTTTTCTTTAGTAGGTATAAGTTTTAGTTCGTATTTTCCTATAGCAAATTTAATCTTGTCATCTTCTCTTGTGATAGCAATATCTATGCTTGGTCTAGTTTTCATGTAGGTATGCTTCTGCAAGTAGTTGCCATTTAGATTTCTTTATATCTTCTGGAGTAACGTGAAGTTCAGTAACGTGTGATATTAGCTCATCTTCCGTAGGGTATGGTGCTTTGTATTCTGCGAACTTATAACCGTTTTGTTCTTTCTTGAATACACCGATAAATGGAGATGATTCTTCTGCGTATAAATCTTCTGCGAATTTGCCTTCTGGTATATAGCACCAGTAGTGTTCAGTATCTAGGTTTAGTTTAGTACAAGTATCAAATACTTCTAGCTTATCTGGATGTTTTTCTATAATGTAGTTTCTGGCTTCTTCCATGTTTCCCTTTCGCTGATTTTTAAGTAACTTGACTTTGCCGTTTCTGCCCATTCTTTATTCGGGCTGTTCTTCCAGTGGAGTCCTTTAACATGTTTCATAAATGCTCTGTGTTTTTGTTTTCTGTTTAGAATACTAGGCATTTCTCCTCCTATTAGTTATTCAATAAATACAAAGCAAGCCAGCCATAAAAAAAGAGTTGGAAAGAAAGTCTTGGGGGTTGACTGGCTCTAGGACACTAACAATAGGGATCAGACTACTGGAAGTGCCTTTGTACGTATTTAATAGTTTTTATGTGCTAGATCGTTGCGTACATTATACCATGAGAGTGAGATATATCACAGTTATTGTGTGATATTGGAACAGTAGTCTTTTAGCTTTAGACGGAATTCAGCCCCTTAGTTCATTAAGTGCTTGGCGTTGGGTATGGCGTAAATCGGTTCTTGCTATTGTATACATAGCATGAAGTGTCGGCACTTTATCTTCGCCTACAGTATCTATAAGTTCTTGTGCTCTAGCTTTGCGATTGCTGTAAAGTCCGTCTTTTCCTATAACCTTCTCCTCTACCTGATTTAAGAGGTCTGCTTTTTGGGTGGCTAGCATTTGGCGGATTTTATCACGCTTGATTCTAGCTGGCAGATTGCTTTTCATAATTAAATCAACATCATCTTGTTTATCTGTATTCATAATCTATTTACTCCTTAATTTCGTTAGATTTTGTCATGCTACTACCTGCAATGGTTTCATATAGTCAGAATATGGTGTCATTATTTCTATTGCTTCTTCTGAACTTCCGCCAAATTCAATCTGATGAGGTAAATCAAATACATGGTAAAACTTACCGTCTTTAACACCATCTCTGATATTTTCCTGTCTTACAAATCCTGCTTCGTGTAGCTTCTGCATCATCTCAGTAACTTTTTCTCTGGCTTCTGGTTTTTCAGGGTCTTCGCTATGTCTAGGCTGTACTAGATTTCCAAACTTAACTATCATCACTTACCCCTTAATTCATTTAATGCACTTAGAGGTATAGCTTGAACATCCGTCTTTACCACCGAACCGCTCTTAAAATATTCAACCTGATTAAATGTTTCTGCCTTACTCTCAAGCAGTTCAAAGAGTTGGGCTTCAGATAGGTCTACTGAGTTTTTTTGACTCCCACCAGTACCACCATCAGATACTCCGTCTAAGAATAGTTGGTTTAATATACTTCTAATTGATATGCTCTCTTTCATAGGTTCTCCTCTAACTCGATTAGGCGTTTTTCTAAGTGTTTTGTATCTACTGCTTCAATAAAATCAATTTGTCCTTTTGAGTGGTGCATTATCATCTCTATACCAGTAATCGTATGTTCTCTAGCATGACCCCAAATCTTTTTAACTTCATCTATTCTTGCTTTAGTAATTAGGGCGTTAATTTGGCGCTTGGCTTCGTTCCAGTATGTAGTTGTCAAAGTTAAATTGGGGTTATCTATAAGTGGTGCAAATATCTCGTCTAGTATTTCCTCTAACTCTGTATCGTCTGGATTGGGTAGGGTACTCATAAAATAAGACCTTTCTCATTGGCTATTCTCCTCAAATCAATGTCTGCAACAAGATCGTAAAGCACGTGACCTGACTTAACAACAGAGTATTTCGCTGATTTATCAATAAGCTGATATTTCATTGTCTTAGGGTTCAATGCTCTAGCTCCCCTTTCAGATATCTTTTCCATTGTGTCCTTGCTGCCGCAAAAAACAACAAAACTATTACCAGTGTTCTTAGATTGATTCATAGTTACGCCTCTATCGCCATTAAGTATTGTTCTTTAGTCATCCCAAAAGCTTTTGCTTGGGCTAGGTCTGCATCACCTATCATCCCTATGGTTGGTTCTACCCATTCAATGTATATCGTCTCTAGGCTTGGGTGTTTCATCTTTATGCAGTACTCAGTATCGCCTAGTTTTTCTCCACCCGTCATATGGTGGGTGAACTCGTCTACTTGATACAGCTCAGTGCCTTTAATGCCTGTATGGATTAGCTTGGCTTTGGCTTGTTTTAGTAGTCGGTCTGGACGAAGAAACTGCATAGCTACAGCACTTTTATCTGCTCCTAGTTCTAGTTTGGCGAGCTGTCCTAGGGTTAGCTCTTGTTTAACTATTTTCTTCCACGTAGCTTCTTCAAAATACAGTCCGTTTAGAAAATGAAGCTTGAATCCATCCCTCCATTCAATAGCTGGTTTTTGGTCGTTATGTAGTCTGTTTTCGTTATCCCTGCGAATTGCTTGAGGTCTACGACATACTATTGCTAGTCCGTCTAGGTAAATCCCCATAAATGCACCACTTTTCATAAACGCAAGATATTGTTTAAGATTAGGATTTTTGACTATTTCGATTCTGTCGTAAAAGTCTGCCCATGAACACCAACCTGCATACCAACTAGGAGTGTTGTATGCAAACGTCTCAAAAATTTCCACTTGGGCATACACTTGGTCATACACTTGGTCATACACTTGGTCATACACTTGGTCATACACTTGGGCATCCACTTGGGCATACACTTGGGCATCCACTTGGTCATACACTTGGTCATACACTTGGGCACGCACTTGGTCATACACTTGGTCATACACTTGGGCATCCACTTGGGCACGCACTTGGTCATACACTTGGTCATACACTTGGGCATCCACTTGGGCATACACTTGGTCATACACTTGGGCATCCACTTGGGCATGTTTACCACCTAGAAGCTTCTTGGCCGTGGGTACTGCGTATTGAGCGCCCAAAGGACTGTCTACAATAATGGTGATTGGTTTCTTCAACCCTGCAAATTCGTACAGCCAGTTTATTCCGCTCCTGACATCTTCTTCGTTGATTTCATCCCCTCCGAGTAAAGCCCAATCTAGCCATTCTTGACGAACGACAGACATTAGTTCTTCTTGTTCGGAAGTTAGTTTGGTTATTTTACTCATGACCACCTCAGTCAAAGACTCTCGTTACAAGCTTAGTGAAAGGATTATACTCTGTCTTCTCGTTAATCTTATATATTCCAGGACTAAGTATTCTAGTTTCGTGAATATCTATAGACTTTTTGTGCCACAATTTCGCCAAATCCTTTATAATCATGTAGCGTTCTTCGCCACTCAACACTACTTCAAACTCGGTATCTGATTCAACTATGTGATGGTGTCCTGTTTCTGAGTGTCCAGCTATATACATTTTATATTTACCAGATTCTTTTTTAGATAGCCTTGGTAGTTTATCTACTTTTATAAAAGCCAGCTCTCCATGTGTTACTGGTTCTCCGTTTGGGTTTGATGTTTTCATATTGTCTCCTTATTCCTTATCTAGGTTAGTATTGTTTGGTTTGGCGTTCATTCGTCTGATTGTCCATTTGTCGCAAGTCTTACAAAGTTTAATATCTGTCCATACACCGTGTTTACAAGTGTTAAAGTGCCAGTGGATGTCTTTCCACGCTTCGCAGGGGTAAACACTACAGGTTGGTTTATGGTTCTTTTCCCACTGTTGTCGGGTGTACTTTACTCCTTTTTTATAGCCAATTGGCTCAACTATATATCTCATAGGTCTATTTCATCATAGGTGTTGCTAAAGTTTTGTAGTATGCGAGTTGCTTGATAGTTTAGTTGTTTTAGGCTTGTAACTAGTGGTGCTTCAGTCGTTGATGACGTTGGTTCGACTACTGGCTCTGAACTAGTGAGCATCTGATTTCTTACTGGACTTAATTTGTGGTATATTCTGTCTTGCAATTCTCCAAGTAACGTAAGTGTTTTAGTCATTTCCTGTATTTCGACTACAAACTGTGGCTCGGCTTTATTTGTATCCCGTGGTGTACCGCTTAAGTTTGTTGTGTAATTGTCCATTATCTTTTCTCTCCTCCTTGTTGTGTTGTGGTTAAGCTAAGCCGTAAATAATCAGCTTTCATATTTGCGTGAAGGTTTATCATATCTTGTATTAGTGCATCAGATTTTGGCAATACGTCCTTAGCATATAGTTCTATGATTTCATTAACAGGCTTATCTATCAGTTCACCCATCGCTGGGTTTTCTTTATTGTTCGCCACATCTAAAACTCTGCTACCAAAAGTCAGCAAAATGTTTTCTAGCTTAATTCGAGTATTGTCGTTCATAATTCCAATAACCTTTTCTTAATGTCGTCAATGGCTTGGTTGTAGCCGATAGCGTGTTGATTATGCAAGAACGTTACTTCATCTCCAGGCTTTTGAGCCTTTAGTTCTATTTCTTCTTCTTCAAATACCTCCTCCACTGCTTTACGAGAGATGTAGGATTTGTTTATGAGGGCTAGGATTTGGCGACAATTCTTCTCAAGTGCTTCTGAATACTGTCTATTTCGGTCATCTTCGGTTCGGGTATCATCAATAGTCACCCCCAATGAAGATGTTGCCATAGCCTCGTCAAGCCACTCCTCTAAAATCTCACTAATTTCGCCCAATTCATCTAGCTCTGTTGGTTCTGTATTGCTCATAGCTCACTCCTTTTACCTTTAATAATTCAATCTCTGCCAAAGTGTGTAATCCTGCTATCCTACACTCTTTATGCTCTTGACCACAGTCACACATACAGCTAAGTTTGTAGCACATCATTCAATCAAACCATTCTTCCGTAGTGCGTCTGCTAGTTTGCCATAATCTAAACCGACTATGACTTCTCTGCCTATCTTTGTTTGAGGTACGGTGAATTGACCAGATATTTCACTTGCTGGTGTTAGATCGTTTACGTCATTGGTACAATCAATAACTTCAAAGTCTACTCGTTTGTTATTGAGATATTTAATTACCGCTGGGCATTTAGAACAGTACTGTGTTTTATATAGGTGTACTTTCATCCTTTTAATACCCTCCAAGCGTGTTGTATTCGCTTCTTTAGACTGACTACTACTTTAGGCTTAGGTTTCTTGACATCTTCGTAGCCCATTTTCCATGTATCTAGGTTGTAGATAGAGTCTTTGGGTAGTTTCATTTTCTTCTTATTTCTCTTATTCGTTCCTGTTCCTGACATTCTTCACACTCCATTTCGTGTTTACTTATCTCTCTAGCCATGTAGATGGTGAATAGGTGTCTGCCTGATTCAAGTATGAAAAAGACAGTTCCCGTGAATAAAAAGCTAAACTCTATTAAACTCATTGAATACCCCCTATAATTATTGCCATAGCTGATTGACTGAACAGTGCGACTACTACTAAGATTGTTAGTGCTAGTAACAGGATTTCAAGCTTAGTCATACTGTTGCCTTTGCTTTACGTACACTTAATTTTCCTCCACGTTTGCCTGCATTAGCTGGATGTCGTGGGTCGTCTGGTGTGTAGTTCTTCTTAGCGTAGTAGAAGCCACCAGTACCAGATTTCTTGCCGCCTGTACTACCGATTCTTTTCCAAAAATCAGGGCCGTATTTTTCTATCATTACTGACTTTGCTTTAGCAGCTCCTTCTTTTGTTTGACTCATTTACTCCTCCATCTCTCTTGCTTCTTCAAGCGTTATTCGTTGTTCTTTTATATCTGTTAAAAATGCTACTCTCTCATCCCAATCAACTTGTTTACCTAGTGATGAGTTCCTGCTGTTCTGATATACCTCGTCGTAGTATTTCTGCGCCCAAGTAGTCGTTATGAATTTACTGAACTCTCTAGGATGGTCAGTGAAAAATCTATGGTGCGCTGCACATCCTGAAAATGCGTTGCGAGTGTCACATCTAGTTGCGTTAAATCTGCGTGAGATTATGTGCATACATTGAAGTTGTGGTGAACATTTAACATCGTCATAGCCGTCTGCTTCGCAATAACCAACGGATCGTATTACTTCACTAAAGAGTCGGTCTGCTTTAGCTTTAGCGCCTTTAGCTCTTTTTACAGGCATTTCATCAGTCCTTCCATTACAGCTTGGACTGTGTTTACTGTTACTGCGTTACCACACATCTTGTAGCGTTGAGTGTCTGAGATTGGTTCATCGCCTACTCCATACTTAGTCCAGTCATCGGGGAACTCCGAAGTCTTTGCTGTTAAGTACTTGCCATTCAACTCGATACCCCAGGTCGGAGAGAACCCCAAGTATTGTCTGGAAAGTTTTGCCAGAGTCGTGACTAAGTAGACCTTTGACGTTTTCGAGTACCAAATGTCGGGGTCTTTTTTCTGCAAGAATCCTAGCGATGTCAAAAAAGAGTGTCCCTCTGGTGTCGTTAAATCCTGCACGTTTGCCAGCGATTGAGAATGCTTGGCAAGGAAATCCACCAACGAGAAGGTCGAAGTCTGGGAGTTCTTTGGGATCAATTCTTGTTGCATCTCCGTAGTTTTTGTGTCCATTAAATTGCCTTTCGTAGACTTTAATTGCGTATTTGTCGATTTCGGAGTAACCAGCACATAATGGGGTTGTCCTGCCTGTAGGCAAAACATCGTGTCCCACTTCATCAGAGTCCCCGTTCCTCCCTTGCCCGTCTTGCTCGATCTGGGTAGATTGTTTATTGCTAATGTCATACGCTTGTTGTATTCCTTTCTCGAATCCGGCAATACCAGAGAACATTGAAAAATATCTCATCAGTCTGCCAACCAACTTATTGCGGAAGGAGCTTTCTGTATCGCATCCTTAGTCTCCACATACATCTGATAGCGTTTTTCTTCCACTCTATCGCTTGCTCTGTACTCTCCGTCTTGCTGGAACTTTTGACGTGTTCTTCTAATAGATTCTGGTGATGATACACGCTTAAATGCTTTTTTTTGAGTTTCGCTGAAACAAAGACCTTGCATTTCCCATATTTCTAGCATTAAAAGTTTGTCGTCATCTCTAGCTTCTGGTTTTTGAGATAGGACTCTTTCAACAAGTTTTTTAGTTCTCATCGCTAACCTCCGGCCACATATCGCTTTTATCAGTGCCGTTGATTTCTTCATCTTCAAACTGAACATCTATGTAATGATTTACAGCTTCTTTCAGTTCTTGAATGTCTGTAAATTCTTCTGTTGCGAACTTGTCGCTGTCGTGGACTGATTGCCCTTCTCTGCGAACAAGTATTACAAATCTTAATTCACCCACTTTTCTACCTTTACCCTTTATTGATTACTACCCTCATAGTTGTTGATAAATTTGTTAGAGCGTATGGTGCTAGTAGTAAAGTTGCCGTCTTCCACCGCTACTCGAAGTAGACATGCATGTTGCGACCGGAGTTCTTTTACTACCAGCACTACTACGCTCTAATCGTTAATGTGCAATTCCTTTTTAGAACGGAATATCTTGTAAATTTGGTGGACTGTCATAGTCCGTTGTATCTTGCAAACTGTCTCTAGCTTGCTTTGCTTTTTCGTAACCTGATTGCTCTGTAACAACTTCTTTTTCTTGAATTGCGAGTGACAAGAAAGGCTTATTATCCTTAGATAGCTTTTTCCAGCCACTTAGCCAATATTGTTTTCCGTCTATTTCGCATGAACCCTTATAGTCTGGTTGAGTGTCTTTTGCCTTATCGTTCTGGAAAAGTACACCTCGCATGTTATTATCAAAATCAGCCATTCGCTTTTCTCCATTCCTCTCCGTTTAATACTGCTTGTAATTGTTTCTCGTTAAAGTTGTAAGCTAATCTGAAATACCTGTTAGGGTCTACTGCTTCTGTCTGAATTACGTGACAGGTCATTCTTGCGGGCCACACATCTACAATCGCTACTTCACCGAGTATTCTGTACTGGTATTCGTTTAGCTTGTGATATTCAATGTCATTTTTGTCTAAGTAATCTTCTAATGCCCTGTAGTTACTTAAATTAGCTTTCATATCTATCTCTTATTTATCCGTTGTACTAGTAATATGCTTCCTCGTAGTCCTATCAATATTGCTGCGAACATCAACACGTACTTGTATTCGTTTCTTAGTGGTACGTTGAATGCTGTCCAGTAACCTGCATAGGCTAGGATTAGTAGACATATTGCTTCTACGAACAGTTCGATGTTTTTTAATAGTTGGTTGGCTTCACTTATTGCGTTCTTTACGCTTGCGACAGCCTTGTTGGGTGTCTTGTTTTCTTTACTCATTTATTAGTTCCTCTACTTCTTTTTTTAATTGTTCTAGTTCTATCTCTTTGCGTTCTAGGTTGCGCCCATGTTGTATGCCTAAGTTGTACATTTTCATTAGCTCATCGGTTGCTAGTGACTCACTCATGACTGCTCCTTATAGTTCTTAATGAACTTAACTTGTTCTTCTACTTCCTTATTGGCTTTCCTGATCTCTGCTTCTAAGGCTTTGATGTCTGCTAATACTTCTTTACGATTCACTCTTTTAATGAACAGTTGGGCGTTAGTGTCAAAGTCTGCACAGTGACTCACGTAATCCCACCACTTTCGACCTGTTACTAGTAGGCATTGAATTACCTGCCAGTAGTAGTGTTCTGGTATTTCCTGTGTTCTTAATGTTTCGTAGTGAGTGGCTGGCATTGGGTTTTTATACTCAACACCACCGTCATCACTTACTAGGTCATCAGGGCTTGCTCCGTAAATGTCGTTGTGCCAGAATCCTGTTTGCTCGGTTTCGTTTCCGGTATGGAATGAGTAGGCTAGTGCTGCTACTCGCTCGCTTTCAGTTCCGTTTAACATAGCTTCGGTAACTACTACTTCTTTTGCTTTACCTGTTAAGCGTTCTAGTGCTAGTTCGGTTATGTAGTTCTTACGTGCAGCGTATGGTGTACCGTTGCGTTGTTTCTTCATTAGGTCACCAGCTCTACTAGCTGTGAACTTTCCCAGTCTGGCTTGTAGCCATTCATCTGAGCCTTGCTCGGCTTTATTTATCTGCATCTAGTAACTCCTTTTTCTTTTCAGATACTGAAGTTGTAAATACTTTCTTTTCCTCTGGTGTCATTCTGTTAAATAGTTCCATTAGTGATTCAACGCTTTCTGCTTCGTCAATCTCTGCTTGGTATTTCTCTAACTTAAATTGTTCAAAGTCCTCCATTTCTTCGGTGCTTGCGATTTGTCCGTTGTTTAGATAGCCAAGTATCGCCAGGCATCTACCTAGTGCTACTGTTTCTAATCGTTCAAATGCTTTGCCACCTGTGTTTGTTCCGTAGCTGTGACCGGTAGCTTCTGCTGAATTAGGGTCGGCTTGGTCTTGCTTAATAGTTGCTTTGAATACAATCGTGTCACCGTTTATCGTAGGCTCGGTTGTAATGCTTGCTCTAGGATTAGCTTCTCTAAATGCTTTAAGCCTAGTCGGTACGGTTGCGTAATCGCCTCCAGATACCTTAATTGTTGCTAGTTTATTCATAGCCATTCCTCATCTATCTCGTTATAGGTGGCGTTGCAGTCGTCACATGTTCTTACTACAGTTGTGTAGTCTTTTACTCCCTCAAATGTCATAAAAGGTGTGTCTACTTCATCGAACCCTTGATTTAGGTGCTGACACTGCCAGTCCATATCTTCTAGGTTTCCTTTGTCGTCTAGTCCATAGTCGCCTAAGATAAACTCTGTTGATTCATCTCTGACTGGTATGTATCGTGCGTTCTCTTGTCTGTACTTGAAGGCTCTGTTTACATCTCTTATAAGGTGCATTGTGTCCTCCCATTGTTCTGTTTTATCCATTGTCTGATCCTTTCGTTAATTCGAGTGTCCATTGGTGAGGTGATCTTACTCCCCACCAACAGGCACTCGATTGTGCCTGTTATTTAGTACCAGTGGTTAATTTTCCAAAAGGCTACTGCCTGTTGATAACCACCGTATCTACTCGTCACGTAGCTATATTGCCATTTCAATGCGTGTACTGGGTCTGACCAGTTCGTGCCTAATTTACTGCACGGTAACGCTTGAGCAAGCCCACATGCTCCTGACGATTTATTGACTGCTAACGGATTCCACGATGACTCTTTAGAAACAATGTAATCTACTGCCCACCACTCTGATTCGGGTATACCGGACTCTCGTAGCCATGTTTCTTTATTGCCTGTGACCGTTGGCTTCGGTGTCGGCTGTTTAGGTTTCGCAGTAGGTGTGACTACTGGTACTGGCTGAACAACCGGCTCTGTCTTAACTGGTGGAACTTCGATTTGAGGAGGGTCAGTCTTGACTTCCTCTTGTACCGTTATTTGTACGTCTAGGTTCTCGTTGTTAATAGGAGCTGCTTCAGCTAACGATGATGATGTGATTATCACCAGCGCTAGTGCTATCAATAACTTGATAGGCTAATCTCCTGTTTAATGTAGGTTTTTAAGTCGCCCACCGACTAAACGCTTCTTTGAACTTAACCTCACGTTATGTTCGTTTGAGTACCTGATCCTTGTAATTCGTCTTGACGGTTACAAGTGGTTTTCTCTGTGTGACTATCAATCGCTAGATAAATAGCCCCAATAAAAAAGCCATGACTTTTTAAGGTCACGGCGTTCGTGTTTCGTATCTGTTACTTTTCTAAACTATGTCGTTTGTAAAGGATACATTGTACGTCGTGACATGTTTCACTATACTCTACCATAACGCTTGTGTCAACTCTTTTTTATGTGATTTTTTACTTTACTACTGTTAGATATTTCATTTTGTTTTCTAATATGTTACAATACCCTACATAAAGACCGAAGTGTGCGACGTGACGTTAAACCTTCGGTCTTTTACTTTGTGTTTTAAGTTCGTCTTTTGTTCATACTTCGTATCAGTAATTTACTAAAAGGTTTAGAGGCTTCACCAGCGTATAACTTAGCAAACTTTCTTGCATCTGGTATAGACATGATTATCTTTCCTCTACAATCTGGACAATATCCCACCTGTACGCACATCCGATCCCTTTCATCAAAACAGATTCTACCTGGTAGAGCCTTTTTTCCTGTGTACTGTACGTTTCTTTGGATACTTATTTGTAATTGCATTACAAAGTCCTTTTCTTACCCTCATTTAAGTTGTTAAAGTACCATATTACCCCTATAGAACATCGTCAGCGTATGATACTCTGGCTTCTGCAACAATCGCCCGTATCTCATCTGTTTGTAGTTTTCTTCCTATCTTTTTCATGTGTCTTGGTATGTATGCTTTCATGTAATTATACACAAAAAGGTTTTCCATTCGTTTTTTTTCTGGTTGAGTAGGTGCTTCAACTAGATTATCTGCAAAAATTACATTAGAGTTTTTTACTCCAATTATCTCGGACTTCCTTATAAGCTCGTTGTTTACCTGAATATACGGTGTCTTAGCGTTGTTTAGTTCTTCTACAAAGTCTCGATAGTCTGCTTCTACTTCGTAGGCTTGTTTTCTGGTTCTTACTGTTATCATTTCTTACTCCCAAAACTTTTAATTGATGATTCTTGTGACTGCACAGATCTTCCCCATGCAAGTAATTTGTTCATATTTGACTGAAGCTCGATAAAGTCACCTATTCTTGGAGCGTACCTATCCTGCTGTGCTTTAGCTACGCCAGTAATAAGTTGCTTTAATTTGGCTTCACCATATTTTTTGTGTAGGTTCTTACAAGCCATGCGATTTGCTTTGACTTTAGACTCAATTTTGTAGCCGATTATTTCATGCCAATAATCAAACATTTCATTTATTACAGGATCACCATATTCCAGAGCCTTTGCTCCATTATCTTTAGATAATGTAATTGTCTTGTCCTTGTCTTGTCTTATATTGCATGCACCTTTTTGGCACATCGCTGCACCTTTTTGGCACATCGCTGCACCTTTTTGGCACATCACTCCATCACTGCTGCACCTTTTTGGCACATCACTTTTAGGCTCTTTTTGGGTCTTTTTCGTGTCGTTTTGACCAAACACTTTTTTGGTTTTTTGGACTTTTATTACAAGCCCATTTGGTGTTCTGAGCGTATCAATATACCCAGCATTTTTAAGCGTTTCTATATTTCTTTGATAGCTTCGTCTAGTCATTCCTAGCTCTTTTTCTATCTCGCTATGTACTATTGGCTTTCCGCCTAAAACCTTGCCAACGCCTTTTTCGTCAACACTTGTTACTTTGTCCAATAGCCATAAATACAGCCATATAGAAGCCCCCATAGCTTCGTAATGCTTTGCTTCTAGCAAATCATTTTTGACATGGATATAAAATCCCTTCATTGATACCCTCTGTTTTGTTTTAATTAAAGAGATTCTAGAAAGCGAAAAAAGCCTCTTGATTTCTCTTGAGGCTATTTATCTAGCGATTGATACATTCATTATAACACACTCAACTATTCCATCCAAGATTCAAGATCATTAGCCATTATCTCTAACATATTCTCATGCTCTGATTCTACTATCCATTCTAACTCTACTAAAGGTATACCAGAGCCTTCATGTATACGTCTACATTGTTCTTCGGTTGTATATAATCGGTGGATTCCATCTTCTGTAACAATGTTTACTATACCGTATTGTAGCCAGGGAAATACTCTTATGAAATCGTAACGGCTATCGAGTAGATATCCTTCATCAGTTCCTTCTACGCCCATTCTTACACTGTAATCAGGTTTTACTCTCTCGTTCATTTGTTCCTCCTAAATGTTTCCCACAACCAGGGTCTTAGTAGATACCATAAATAAAGGTGTACTATGTCAAAGTAGATATTTTTTAGTTTATTCATTCTGTCATCATCCTTTCATATTCATCAAAAGCTAGTTCACCTAACATAGAAGTTAAATCATTTCTTGTATCAAGTAGTGCATCAACTTCTTGCATTACTCTTGGAGTGCATTTTCTGCGACGTAAATTTGGTATAAGGTTGGTCAAGTCTTGGTCAAGTTCTTGGATAGCGTAGGTTATGCCGTCTACTGTTTCGTTTATTTCCATCATCATACTAATACCGCCTGTTTAGGTTCATTTTCTTCAAGGGTAGTCCAGTATTCTATTCGTGCTTTAGCTATCTCTACATACTCTGGTGATAGTTCACAGGCTGACCAGTTATCAAATCCAGCTTTAATACCTCCGATAATCTCTGAACCCGCACCACCAAAGGGATAGATTATTCGTTGGTCGTTAGGTGTTTTGAATAGTTTAAGGACTTTTTCGTTAAGGGCTATTGGTTTGAGGGTTGGGTGGTGGTTCTTAACAGGTTGATTTTGATTTTCAGGATTTCTTCCTCTCGCCTTAATCCCTTCTTCGGTCTGCGTGCCGTAACTAGAGTGTGGATTATATACATCCCCCATCTCCTCACACCCTGCATTACGCTCTTTCTTACTTACTTTGGGTTGATAGATGTATAGGTCGTGTTCCTGAGCTTCAAAGTCACATTTGTGGAGGATTTTAGAGCAACCACCTGTATCGCCCCAAGCATTGTTTTGCGAAGTAAACTTATCCCAGCCTCCGTTGTATGTGTTGTCAGGGTCTATATTATTTGACCGTTCTGACTTGCTTCCCTTTTTTACCCCACTCTGTCTATCCAGCACTTCACTTGCTCCTGTATCACAGAGGGTTTGAGAGGGGTAGCGACCAGCTTCACTTGTTTTGCTTGCGTACCAGTCTTGTCTGTCGCTTCTATTTTCTCGTTCACGCCAGCTTGTCCTATCGCCACTACCAGTAGGTTGTTTTTCGCCATTTAGACCCACTCTATTCCCATCAATATCCATCGCCCCGACACTGATACTCTCATCACCGTTCTCAAAGGCTAGGGTATCGTGTAAACAGCTCTTAGTCTTGTAAGGCTTTTGGAATATCATAATGGTTTCGTTGGTTTGTTTAAGTGGAGCTATGGAGTATTTATAGCCTGAGTATTTTTGAGCTAGGGGGGTTGATGGGGCTGTTATGTTAGCGGGGCTTCTGTCTCCTGTTTGATAATTTGCAACATCCATTAGTATATTTGGCACTCCACCTCTTTCTTTTCCGTCTGGTGCTACATATTTCCCTACCACACATCTCTCTGCCCCTGCGTTCTTATCTATCATCTTGCTTAAATCAGTAGCCTTTGGAAAGTTAGATATAAAGTACCAGTACATGCTCTGTTTCTCGGTAAATCCTGCGAGGTGAGCGTAGTACTTGAACAGAAGTGGTTGTCTGTCCATACCGAACATAATCACGTAGCCACCGTGTTTAGTAGTTCTAAAGGCTTCTTTGAACCATTGTTCCCACCAGTCACCAGTAGGCATTTCCCATTTGTTCATAAAGTCGCTGGCGTTCTTGTAGTCTACTTTGCCGTCTGGTCGTATGATTATCTCTGAGCCTAGTGCGTATGGAGGGTCTGAGTAGTTAATATCTACCGATAAGTCTTGTTGTTCTTTTAGAAACGCTAGTGAGTCTTGTTGCTTAATCATCTTCCATAGCTCCTGTACCAAACCTGCATAGCCTCGTATAGTGAAGCCTTTTCTAGTTTGGTGGCGGCTCTTTCAAGCCTGTCGTTTAAGATTTGTTCTGCCATATCACATCGTTCAGCTCGGCCAGTATAGTAGTCGTTACCCATACATAGTTGCTGGACTGCATCTTCTAAGTAAGAAGCCCACCTATATGGCGTTATGGCGTGTCCTAAGCCCTCATACACGCTTTTTTCGTTAAAAGGTAGGGTTAGTTGTATATCTTCATCAATTTCGTGTGACCACTCGGGGTCTATGTATTCGCCTTGTATTTCTTGGTTTATATAAGATTGCCAAACATTATAAAGTTCGCCTGGTTCTATTGGATCCATTTCAGCTCCGTTCATTGTATAGGTCTCCTACAAATTGATTTAGTTGTTCATTGGCAGCTCTAAGTTCTGCTGTCAGTATTCGTATTGCATGTAAGTAAGCAAGTGCATCAAATAACTCTTGCTCTAGGTTTTCAATATGTTCCTCTACTGTGTAGTCGTCTATAATGTGGCTCTTATACTTACGTACTCCTTCTATATATCTAGGTGGGTACTTCAAATTAAAGTTATCCATGAAACTGTCTAAGAATTGCTGTTGTTCTTTATTCATCGCCTCTATACTCCTTTCCTGCGTAATAAATAACTCCGTTGTGTATTGGTATGTGGTCGAATTGGTATTTGCCGTCACCGTAGTCTCTGATATACATGACCCCGTTTTGCCAGTTCTCGAAGTGTTTAACTGGTTGATTGTGGTGGTCAATACTCGAGTGGTAGCTTGGCACTATGCCGTCTCGTCTACATAAAGCACCCATAGCAAACGCCCCGTACTGATTGCCTCGTCTGTCGGTAGCGTACTGAGTTTCCATGCGATGAGCGTGTCCCTGTACGATATTCCTGCCGTAGTTAGCTTTAGATAGTTTGGCTGCTGTTGAACCATTAGAGACTGCAAACGTACCGTGTATAAAAGCTAAATCGTCAGCATACTCATACTCAGCCGCCCCATAGCCTCCATGCCACTCCCAACCTATTTGCTCAAGTTTTAGGAGTCCTGGATAGCTTAGTGCTGGGTACTTCTCATCTGCCCCTCTAATGTCATATAGGGCAAAGGCATTTCTAAGCACATAATCGCCTAGTCGTTTTACGTGGTTAGAATCAACAGCGTGGCGTTCTGCACCTGGAGTAGCTGCTGTAAACTCAGCGTATAGATTGTGTGTTCGCTGCAAAGAAGGCTGTAGTGTGCCTAGTAGGTGGTTGGAGTCTACTGGATACTTGCCTAGCTCGCCCAAATCGGTGGTATCGCCACAATCTACTACATAGTTCGGTCTAAGGTCGTTGGCAAGCTTCTGAGCAGCTGATATGGCTCGTTCATCGTGGATAGGTACTAGCTCGTCATTTATACGTCTGTAGCCAATCTGAGCGTCAGAAAAAACGAAAATGCCCTTATAGTTGCGTTTGGGTATCTTGGCTCGGTTGGGTCGGATTATGGCTGGCTCTACTGGTTGAAAAACTTGGTTAGGACTTGGTCTAGTTTTGGTAGAGTGCTTATATAACCTATGGACTTGTGCTACTCCCTCTGCGTCTTTGGTAACGACTTCATACCAGCCCTCAATCGTCGAGACGAGATTATCGCCTACTTGCTCAACGGTAGTCTGATTGGCGGTTGGATTTGGTTCTTTTTCAGGCATCTCTATTTCTCCGTTTAATAATTTCTTTTTCCAGTAGGCTTTCTTGCCTTTTAGTGTTGATTGTTTTTCTTCTGGGTATATTTTTTGTAGTTCTTTTATGGATAACGTGAGAAGGTTGTGTAAATCTGTTCCGACCCACTTCGGTTTTCGTGACATTTCATCCCTTAAAAGTCGCCCTAATTACTTCCCATCGTTCAGGTAGAATCTGGTAAGTGTCATTGGTTCGTTTTTCGTGTACACAGTTAATAACCCCGTTCAAAGCTAGATATTCGTCTAGTACGTCTATCATTAGTTCGGTTCGGGGTATTACTGGTGGAGTGAATCTGTAATGCAATTCAGAGTGAGCGCCATTTTCCATGGTCACAACGTGGTCTACTAGATTTCTGAATTGGTGTCTTATAGGTATGTTCTGATA